AATAACCATAACTTTATCTTTCAAGTTACCTACCCAGTTGTAAGTAGCTCTAAGTTTAGTACATTGGTTTTGCATTTTAGAAGGCATTTGAGTTCTGCTTTCAGTACCTTTAGAGTTTTTCAAACCTGCTGCAACAAACATACCTGCAAGTCTTGTACCGGGTTTAAGGTCAGAATAAGGAACATAAGCATTGTTATTTGAACCATGAATTTTCAACACATAGTCAAATCCCAAAGCACCTGCTTTAGGCTCATCTTGTACAGTTAATAAAATTCCAGAATTCAAAGCAAGAGTTTCACCTTTTCTGAAATGTTTGTCAGCAAATGTAATTGTAATTGGAGTTTTACCAACACCAATTTTAGAAGCTGCTGAATAAGGGGTAGCTTCAATCAAAGAAGTTTTCTTTGGTTTACCCATAATTGGAACTGTAAATAAAGTATCAACAGATTCAATAGATACTACTGCTCCTTTAGCTTTAGTAGCTAAAAGCAATGGGAATCTATTAGACCTTTGTCCAAACAAGTGTACTACTGCTGAACTTAATACTGAATTTGCTGTCAATTTACCTTGAGAAAGGTAATCAACACTTGAATACTTATCAGTTGTGTATGTATCTTCATACAATCTGAGTGCTTGATTAATTGCTGCCATTTTACTATTTATATTTAATTTTAACTCATTCCTAATTGTGCTCTAATAGCACTTTCATCAATATTAACTGATGACATAGAAGGTAGTTCAATTTTACTGCCTGATTGTCTTACACCTGCAGTAGGAACTCTTCCTTCATTCTTTTTAAACATGTCTTGTAATGTTTTAACTTGTTGGTTAGGCTTTGCAGTTAAACCTTTAAAGTCTTTATATACAAGATATTTTAGATATAACTCTTTCTCAAGAGACATTTCTCTATCAGCAATATCACTTGCTGAATTACCAAACTCATCTGCAGGTTTAAACAAGAAATCTTGTAATCCTTTTTTATCTGCAGGTGTCAATTGAACTCCAAGAATAGTACCAGCAGAAATAAAAGAATTAACTTCTTGTTTTATTTGCTGTACATTAGCTTCTCTTTCTTCAATAGTCTTTCTGGCTTCAGCTAAAGATTCTTCTCTTACTTTTTCTTCATAAGACTCAAAGAAGTTTTTTGCTGTAATACTTTTAGCTTCTAACTTATTTGTATCTTCTGCAAGGTCAACTAAAGCTTCAATTTCATCTTCTTCAATTCCTTGAGCAGATAAATATTTAGAATAAGCATCTCTTTGTCCTTCAGTAGTACTTATGTTAAGTTCCAAAGAAGGATTATTATCAGTTTTCTGATTAAATCCATCTAAAGTACCATAAGCATCTAAATGAGTTTTAAGTCTTTCAATCTCAGGATACGCATTATATAATGAGTCAATTGCAGTTACAGCAGCTTTATTTGCTAACGCAGTAGCAATTTGTGCAGTTGTTTCCACATCAGAACCCATTACAATTTCTCCTAATTCTTCTTCACTTAATTCAATACCAATGGCTGAAGTAAGTGTAGAATAAATTTCTTCAATATTAGAAGAAGAATTGTCATCTTGTGTATCATCACTAAGTCCTTCTGACTCAGCAGGTGTATTGTCTGTTGACAATACTGTAGTTGGTTCAATTGTAGCATCATGAGCTGTATCAACACTTGCTGCATTATCTACTATTGTAGGTGCAGCATCACTTGCGTGATCTAATACAGGTGCTTCATCAGCTAAAAGTTGAGACAATACAGTAAGGTCTAAATTTACAGTGTTATCTTCCATAATTTAAAATAGTTAATTGGTTAACTTGGTTGTGCAAATATACTACTATTTTTATTAAACAAATATTTTACAACTATTTTTTATCAAACTTACCTTTATTTTCTTTGGCTATCTTGTATTGAGTATCTACTTTATACTTTTCCATGTCCAACTTATCCTTACCTTGTTTGATTTTTTCTTCTTCTAGTTTTAATTTCCTATGTTCAACATTCTTAGTATGTACTTGTTTATCATTATCCATTAGTATCTTTCTTTCAGCCATAGATTGTTCAAAGAATTGCTTATCTCTTGCTAAAGACTGATTAGTTATTTCTATTGAATCAGCAACACCATTTTTATTTAAGTCCATTCCCATCATTGCTGTATCAGCTTTGATTAACTCTACTTCTTTTTTAGCATCGTTATTAGAATCTACTTTGTAATATTCAAGACTTAACTTAGCTTGTTCTCTAGCATCAACTTTATCAGCGAGTTCTTTCTCATGTGCTTGTTGTGCTTGAACATTAGCTTGTTGCATTTCAGCTTCTTTAGCTTCAATATTAGTAAGCTTATTAACCAATTCTTGAAAGTTATCTGTTTGGATAATAGTCGCTAAAGTAGAAGCTTGAGTTTTTTGTGATGCAAGTGTTTCCGCATAAGCTTCCATTTTCTCCATTTTTCTTTTCTCAGCACTAGAAGATTTAACTCTTACACCTAAATCAGCATAAGCAAAGTCGCCAAGTCCTACTTCAAGATTTAATAAAGCCATCCTTCCTTCAGAATTAATATAAGAAGCTTTTTTACCATTAATAAAAGCTACTTTAGAAATATCAAGAAATGCATTTAATTCTATTTCTTGAAACTTCTCATATTCAGCAAACATATCTTCTGATATTTGATATGATTGTGCTTGAGCAATCATTGTAGTATTAGCACCATCTCTATTTCCAACTTGACCTTTTCTTTGTGGTGACATACCAACAATATCATTTGCTCCTGCTTTAATTTCACGTAAAAGACTTAAAGTTTCTGCAATAATATTACCCAATGACATATCCACAGACTTAATAGCATTAAGTGCAGCTTGACTTGAAGGATTAGATTCATCTAACCAAAAAATACCTGTTGCTTCAGCATGATACATACTTGTGTACATATCCCAACCTTTATGTTTTGGAAGCAAACCAATAGGCATGATTAATAACTTCTCTTTGTTTTTAGCGAATGTGTTCATTAATTTATAAAAAGTGATATTATATAAATGTTGAAACGGCATCAGTAATTCTACAGGAGAAATTTGTTTTCTGTTACCAAGTGTTTTAATTCTACCATTAATAAGATTCTTACCACTTGATTTTCTGTTAATTAGGTTTCTTTGTACTGGAATAGGTCTAATACCAAAATAGAATTTGTTTTTATCTACAGTATAACCTTCCCATTTTTGAGTTCTCCAATAAGTAGTAATTAAAGCTTCACCCAATTCTTTATTAATAACATAGTCTTCACCTACTTCAATTTCATTAATTTCACCTAGTTCATTAGTAACAGAAATAACTTTAACTTGTTCTTCAGAAGTCCAATTTATATAGCCAACTTCAACAGTATCACCTAACCATGTAAAATTACCATCTCTTGTATATCTATAGTTTTCATTAACAGTATATGAGTTGCTAAAAGAATTAGTATCATAAACATAAGCTCTATCAGTAGTTCCTTTATTAGGATTATCTAAATATCCAATAATATCATCATAATCATCTGACTGTAAAATCATTTCAGAATACCTATCCATGAATCCTGCTCTTGTAAATCTTCTGATTACCATTGCAGCTTCTGCATCCTCAATATACTTACATGAATCATCTTTAATAAACCCAACAAACTGTGGGTCAATAATTTCATATACTACATCTTCACCAACAACATCTTTAATTGAGTAAACACAACCTGTAATAACCCAATGTTTAAATCCATCAATGAATTTTTCAGGTAAATCTAAGTTATCAGATATAAAATTAAGAATTTCTTGTCCTGTAATAGCTCTTGAATCTGACCAATTATCAGAAAATTGTTGCATTATTTGATCAAGTGGAGCAACAGGTTTTGCTTCTTGTCCTGTATCAATACCTAGTTCTTCTAGTGTATTAATATAAATCTGATTTAAATTTTGCTTTAAAAATTGTGTTTCTTCAAATCTTTTTTTATTTACAATATCAGGATTAGTAACCATGACTTGTTTTATAAAAGGTCTATCTCTTTTTTCCCCAATAAGTTTATTAAAAATATCAGGAATAATAGGCACATTTCTTATTTTAGCTGGATATGATTGTAACTCAGGTCTATTAGCAACTGCTGCACCTAAAGGATTAGTAAAATAATTATAGTCACTTATATCCATTTCACCATTAGCTGCTTTATACAAAGAAGCAAAATAAGTATTGTATGGTCTACATCTATCATAGTAATAATCTAAGTTAGCTATTTTCCATGCTGCATCTTTATCTTTAAAGGCTAATTTCTGTCTTTGGGCTTGTGCCATAGTATCATGTATTTAATCTTACAAATATAAATATAAATTATTGAAATAATGGCATACTAAAGTAAGTATCAACATTCTTATCTCTATCACTTATAATACCTATTTTATATTCAATCTCTTTTAAGTGAAACATTGCAATTATAAGAGCACTAACTCTATCCACATTTCTATCATCTTGGTATTTAATTAATTCATCAAGTAAACCAACATCATTAATCTTATGATAATTATATAATATTTCTCCATCTTCAGTAGTCATCCATTGTTTAACTAACCAATCTGCTAAGTATGAAATACCTAATTTCTTTCTAGCACCATCAATGTGCATACCAAATCCTCTTTTTACAGAAGATTTTGGAATGTTCTCATTATATCCAAGCTCAAATTCTGGAGCAAGTAAATGAAGTTTCTTATTATTTTTAAAATAAGAAAGTAAACCTTGTCCTGCATTATTCTCATATCCTATTTTAGCGTTATAGTACTCAGACAATTGCCTGATGTGTTTGTGAAATAAATCCATAGATGCAGGTCTTCCTACAAATGATGCAACTATCATGTCATCAGGTCTTGAAAAGTTATTAATATTCTTAATAACATAAGCTGCACCCAATGAATCACCTTGTGAAGAATCATGCATATATGGATCGACACATATAACATATAAATTATCAGGAATACTTCCATTCTCTGTTCTATAAGGTGCTTCCCATAATGAGATACAG